TTCTTTTTCTCATTTTAAACCTTCTAAGTAATTATATGTTAATCAATTCTAACCCCGCCAACACTTATAAACCTTTTAGATTTTACAGCTTCATCTAATTGTTTTTTAAGTCTAGCAAGTAATTTATCTCTAGCCGACAATCCTGCAGAGGGATTATATGTGTCCCTATTATCAGCGATCTCTGCACCATCTTCAAAGGCCAGTTCCCAAGATTCACTTGTTAATATATCGTAGGCTGTCTGCATCAAGTAGATGTCCTGTGTGCAATTTGCTACGGTCAAGGGAGCTGGTGGTGTGGTAGTATCATAGGCATCCATCAACTGTTTATCACTATACCTAAATGATGTATACCAAATATCTATAGCTACATCTACACCAGATACAGTTGTAACTGATGTGTCTAAAGGTGTATTAAACCTAAGGTATTTATAACCATTTACAGTTGGGTTTGTATTTGTTACATATTGTGTATTGAATAACATAACGCTATATGGCCAACCTTTATCTGCAAGCTCGAATACACGTCTATCTGAGTGTAGGCTAGATAAAGCCTCTTCACCATGCATTCTAGTTAAGTTGGTAGGGTCACCTACTAATAAACGTAATTTATTTATGACTAACTTATCCGAAGCGGTGTATGCAACTTCTGGCGAAAATAATGGGTCATAATTAAATACACCATCAATACCTTGTATTGGTGTTGACCACCCGCTTGTTATTGTAGTGTCATAGTTAGTGTACCTACTAATGTACCAATCACTTGTAGTACCTGTAGGATCTTCAAAGTAGTACTGATTATAAGTCTGACTTAAAAATATATCACTTACGTCATTACGACTACTAACTATATCAATACCATTATCTATAGTAACGTAGTCTAGTATATTTATTATAGAGGGAGGGGTATCAGTACCAATATAACGCATCAATTGCACCTTACTAAATATAGCAATTATACCGGTTATATTACTTACAGTTACAGTTAATGTAGTCATTTAAGTTCCTTAATATAACATTATTAAAATATTGGTACCAACCACATTATTAATATGGTTGGTACTAATTTTATTAGCCATTTGGATGCATACTTAATTCCATAATCCTCTTATCTAAAATCCTAATTAAAGATTCTTTATTAGGTAAGGGTTTACATTCTCTTACAGCAAACTTAAGAAGTTTAATATCCATTACTGTAGGTATAATCTCCCTAGCTTTTCTAACAGGCAGTCCCATGACATCTTGTACACTCATCTTACTTACAACTACGTCACCGTTATTATTAGTTTCATAGCGTACTTTTTCTTTTTCTTTTGCTGTTGGTGCACTTACGTCAATGTCATCCTCTTCTACAACTATCCAATCATCTGCTGACCCACGTAGTTTCACCTCTCTCAACCATTTAACAAAGTCTTTTTCTTTTATGTTATGTCGTGTACCGTATAGGTTGTACAACTCGTCTAAAGGAACTTTGCCGCCAGGTCTAACACTCATTTTAAAAATATGTACCCAGGCTGTTTTTTTACTTTTAATATATCCTTTCATAATTTACCCCTTTTCCAGAAATTAATAATCACTTCGCCTTGTCCGATCTATAATATTATGAGTTATATTTGAGCACTTATGTATAAGTAGCCCCACTATAAACCAATCTATCCAACCACTAACTATTTGCATGTCCATAATTACTAGTCCCACTAATGTGCCTACCCATACGGATAAACAAAAACCACAGTCTAGTAGGTCGTGTATAAAAGAGAAAATAATATTACTTTTCCTTTTAAAGAACCAGGCCTTCACCGGCGTGAATAAAGCAGATTTAGAAACTATCTCTGTAATTGCCTCAGTAATTAGTACTGATATAATAAATAATAGTAGATTGCTCATATCATATAAAAGTTAGTTAATTGATTAATAAAAAACCCCCTACACAAACACATTGAGTAGGGGGTTGAATAGCCTAAATATTGTGTCTATTACGAACGGTCAATAACCCCGATACCTAACATACGACTATCTAAACAAGCAAAACCTAATTCTGCCCAACCAAAGAAACCCTGCTTCTGTACACGTAGAAGAGTTGGGTCCTCATGAGCTTCGTACTCTTTTCTAACAGGCATAACCAAAGAATCGTTAGCAGTCATATCGAAACCATAAATCTGAGTCTCACCTAAAGCAGTTACAGTACCATCAGCATCTGTAACGTTAGGATTATCAAGGGTGTAAGCGTTATACTTATCGGTACCGTCTGCAAGGAATTTACCGTATGCAGAAGTACTTCCATTAATATTATACAATCCAGGAGCACCTAAATGCTGAACTTCATGTAAAGTTACGTTCCAGATACTTCCCATACCAGCAGCTACGAAAACTTCTCTACGGGTAATTGGGTCGATGTCTGTGTCTGTCCACTCACGTATATCTGCAGCATCTTCTGGAGATACATACAAATCGGTAAGAGTACGGCCTAAACGTTTAAAACCTACCATCATCTTATTTACCAACTCTTTAGAAAGATAACCAACACCAGTGAGGCCAGTACCAATTTCATAAATTGGGGCTGGTCGTGCACCTAAGAGGCCTTTTCCAGAAAAACCAGAAGTTGCAGCAGGTACAATTACTCTCCAACCACATTCTTCTTCATAATTTGCTAAATCTTTTGCAACTCTAGCGGCGACTCTTTGAACAACGTCGATACGGGAATCACGTGCATAGGTAATCTTCCAGTCTGCGGAAGCATTGATACTGAAAGTAGGGACATAAACCTCTTCACCGATACCCTCGATGAAGTTCTGAGCTTGATAACCCAACCCAGGAAGAACCCAGACAGGAATCTCAAAATCCTCAGCAACTGGATAAACTGCTTGTGCACCAGGTGCCAAACGTTCAACAGCAAAAAGCTGGCGCATAATAGATTCAAGCTCTACTTTTTGTAATATAGGTGTAGTAATAGCGGCTGCGAAAGCCCTATAAGCTGCCATACCTTCTGGAGTCTGAACTTCAGCGGTAGCGGCAAGCAATTTTCTCATTTCATTAATATCCATTTGTAGCTCCTTATATTGTATTTATTTATGGAAGGGTAGGTGTTTAAGCCTACCCCTTGATCCATTTGTTATTTAAACTAATAGTTTTACTCTTAGTGCAAATTTAGTACCACCACTGAAAGTGGAAGTAGCCTTAGCTGCAGTAACACCTTTAACAACCTTAGCAACTACAGTGGAGCTAGCACGCTGACCTAAAATGTCAGTACCAGTGGAAGCAGCAGTAGAGTTAGTAAGTTTGGCTTCATCAGCAGCAGGGAAAAGGTCTTGTCCAGGTTTTGGTTGATTACCATCTGCAACAGTTGTACCACTAACAGTACATGTGTAATGGATTGTATCATAAATACCTAAGTGAGCTACACCTACAGGTACAGTAGTTGTACCAGTAATAGCTCCGGTATTGTCGTATGTTGGTTGAGCAATAGCATCACTGGAACCAAGGTCACCAGGCATAACAAAACCTACTGGGTGAACTGAGTGATAACCAGTTTTAACTTTTTGCATTAAAAATCCAAAAGGATCTGCAGTTACACCATGGGCATACTTGAGTACTTCTGATTCCTCTTTGGTACTGTCAAGATAAACAACAGCTCCAGCGTAGGCTATAGCGCCACCGATACCAGTAGTATTTACTGAACTACCGTATAAACAAAATTGGTCCTCTACAACAGGGTGTCTTGGGATAAACATATATTTTCCTCCTCAATTATTTTTTAGTAATGTTCTTGGCTAATGCTTCTCCCAAATCTTTGTACTTCGAAATAAGATCCTGAGAAGGGGTTGTTTCCAAATTTAACGCTGCTTGTACAGATTGCGTAACGTCAACATTGGCTGGTGGTACCACAGTGTCTTCAACAACTACCTCTTCAACTACAGTGGCAGCTTCTTCTTTTTTAGCAGTAAGGGAAGCAATAACTTGCGACTTGATAGCTGCTAATTCTTCTTTATAAGATTCAAATTCTTCTTCAGACATACTTTTTACTTTGTCTCTTTGAATAGAAGCCTCTACACGAACAACACCGGCTTTCTCTAAGGCTACCATACGGGAGTCTGCAAGTATTTCCATTTTTAATGTGGCATACTCAAGATTAAGCTTTTCAAAGTCAGAGTCAACAGCTGCTTTAGCCTCAATAGCGGCAGTTAGCTCTTCCTGGAATTTTTGCTCAAGGGCTGCTTTTTCTTCTTGTAAAGTGTTAACCTGTGTGTTCAAGTCAGTAATTACACTAGCTTGTTCCTGATTACTCTGTGTAGCTGTAGCTAATTCTTCTTTGATTGCAGTAAGTTTGTCTGCGGATGCGTGAAGAGCATCCTCTGTTTTCTTTCGTTTAGTATCTTCCTCTTTACTAGCGAAAATAGCTTTAACGACGTTTTCAATTTGATCTTTTAACTTATCTTCCATTATATTCCTCCTAATTTAAAATCTAAAAATAAATTGTTTTATAACTAACCTAAGTTTACGTTAATCCTATCCATGTCCGAACGTACTTTACTATTTAAGTAAATCGTTTATATTTTCTACTAATTTTGCTATCTCTTGTTCTTTCTGTAATTCATCGAGTTTACGTTTAGCTACATCCATTATAAAATCAGCTGTAAAAACTTTTGCTAGACAGCTTGCGTTTGTGTAATCACCAGTAGTTGTACAAGTTGTATCGAATTTATTACACCAGTTAGTATTTATTACATTAGAATCTTGGTCTTTGTAAATAGAGTCAATACTTTCTTTATCATAAGAAAGACAAATACCTGGTGAATCATCTGCTGCTTTAATTAATTCTACTTTTGTATCTACATTACTAGAGGTTACATTATTACTGGCGTTTTCTACATTATCTAAATTAAATTTAACTGTCTCAGTAATTTCATCATCTGTACTAGCAGTAGCTTCAAATATTATAGAAGGTTTATTAGCCGGTTGCTTTACAATACCCACACCAGAGAAACAAATACCTCTCAACACCTTAGCTATGACACCTTCATCTACAACTGCGCCGCCTTTTACAACCTGTGCAGCCTTACCATAAAGATCCTCATTAGCTACATCGAATCCCATGAGCTGTGCTTCTTCTGCTGTCATTAAAGTGCTACCCACAAGAATGTCGTAAGAGGTGTAATAAGCTTCCATAGAAACTTTCCACTCACCTTCTTTAATTTCTTTAGCTAAAGCAGGAAATCTTGTTTTATAAACTACACTAGCTATTTCAATGTGCATATCCTGTGCGTCTAGTTTAGACTCCTCATAATTTGCCAACTCCGCACTATTTAGTTTGTTACCCTTAGCGTCTGTGAATTCACAGGCATAAATGTGACCAATAATTTCATTTTCTTCATGTTCTACATCTACCGCTTTAGCCACAACTGTTTTTCTAGCCTTTATTAACTCACTACCCATAAAATGTGCGTTGTTAAGATTCGTACCAGTACTCACAAATCTACTTGTAAAATAAGCTAGGTCTGGTTGACGTTCATCAATACTGGGTAAAGGTATAACAGATGCTACTTCCTTACGTAAAGCAGCAGTTTCTTTAACATAATCTAAACTAGCTGTCATAAAAAATTTATGTTTCATAGTAATATCCTTATATTATAATTTATCTTTTATATTAATAAGCTCTTGTATAAGCAAATTTACATCTTCTTTAGACATACTAGATACTACATTATGTAGAGAACTTGTAGCCTTTGTTTGGTCATTAGCTGCTAGCTTACTTGGGTCTGTTTCGGGTGTTTTAGTATTTGTTGTGCCTGTAGGCCGACCTCTTGAAGGTGTACCTGTAGGTGAGTTTTGTACATCTTGTATAGTGGTGGATTGTTGAAAAGGACTTCCCACTAACCCGAAAACACCATCTGATACCAAAGGTAGTTCTTCCTGCATATTACCAAGTTCATTTGTATAATCAAAACCTAAGGTTTCTAGAGCTGTTCTATAAGATATCATCCTTCTATCAACCATAGCTGATATAACATTTTTGTAAAGGATGTCATTTCTAAGTATATTCTCATCCCACCTGACTCTAGGAAAACGGTCAAAGCCCATAGCTTCTGCTATCTGCCTGTACTCATTATATATCCATCTAGTAACCTGCTTCCTAGCGTAGTCAATATCCTCTTTAACAGCACCTATGGCCCATTCAGAACCAGCGGTAACGTCGGTAGCATCAAGAAGAGCACGAGTAAAAGATAAACCACCAGTAATGTCTTCATTAACCTGGTCATACTTACCTTTACCAAGAATCTTTTCTATTTCTGGACTAATTATCTTCTCTATTTTAAGAGTGTGGTTCCACACTACATCAAAACTTTTACTTGGTGTGTCAAATAACTTAGCTACAGCTTCAAGTTCTTCTTGGGATACTACAGGAAATTCATCATTACCTATAGTTATTTTAAGTATATAATTAGATATACCATCCAAAGTACTAAGATCTGCATTACGAAGGGCCTTCTTATATTCAATACTTTCAAACACTCTAGCAGTTCTTGGTCTAGCATACCTTTCATAAGGCTGTTTTTTGTATGTTATATTACCAACTAAACGTGAGTCTAAAGAGTAGTCACCACCACCTTCGGCGGCCTTCTTGAGATCTGTAGGTAGAGATTTTATAAGTAATTTTTCCTCATCAGTTAAGTCTGATTGGTTTTTCTTAAGTAAATCCCCTAATTCTTTTGGAGGCGTAAGTGTTACAGAAACTTGGTTGAATAATAGGTTACCTGTCTTATTAACTAATGTTGGGTTCAACACAGTGTACCCTACAGGTAAATGCCCTTTAGACCAAATTTTCTTTTTTGCTGCAGTAACTAATTGACCTGTTGCTTTTGCCTTAGTTGCAGATTTCTTTTTATTAATAGGCTGTATTGTAGATATTCTAGGTTCGTAATTAGCTATGTATTTGTAAGTAACTACGTCAGATGTT